AGCCTGCCATTCCAGCGCCGGATGGGGCAATGACGCGGGCGCGCAAATATGCTATAAATGCCTAACTAGGAGATAGATATGGCGAAGACGAAAATTTCCGAATATGACGTTAGCGCGGCTAACAACACCGACGTCGATAGCATCGACCTTGGCGAAGGCACAATGGTGCCGAGTGACGTTAACAACGCGCTACGCATGATTATGGCTCACCTTGCCGACATGAACGACGGCGTCTCAGCCATACAAGATACGTTCACGCTATCTGACCCGACTGACGACACCAAGCGTGTGCGCTTCGATGCGGTAAACGTCACCACTGGCAACACCCGCGTGCTGACTGTGCCGGATGCCGACGCCACAATCGCTGGCCTGTCTGTGGCGCAAGAATTTACTGCGACGCAGAACTTTGATGCGACAACACTGACTGACGGCGCAAGCATTGATTGGGACGCATCAGCCAATCAGGTGACTAGCGTTACTCTTGCTGGAGATCGCACATTTAACGCCCCGACCAATATGAAGGACGGCGGCGTTTATGTGTTAAGCCTCATTCAAGATGGTACTGGCACTCGCCTGATCAGCACTTGGAACGCAGTCTACAAGTTTGCGGCTGGCACCGCGCCAACTCTGACCACAACCGCGTCTGCCCGCGATGTGCTGGTGTTCTTATCTGATGGAACCAGCATGTTTGAAATCGGGCGGAGCCTGAACGTATCCACACCAGCTTAAAGGCGGTATCATGAGCAGTTTATTCGGAATAGCTGGCGGCGGTAACGTGGGTGCGGCTGGTGGCGGTGGTTTCTACGGTTACAGCGTTGGGCAGTCTTTGCGGCTCGATGGTTCTACGGCTTATCTTTCCAAATCTAATTTTGGCACTTCAACAGATACAAACAAACGCACCTTTTCAACGTGGATAAAAACAGGAAACACTGCGGGGGTAGCAGCTTTTAATCATATTATTGGTGCTGGAAGTAGTGGTATTGATGGTTTTGGTTTTCAGAATGGAACGGGGAAACTAGAGTGGGTTCAAGGTGGAGTTGTTACCAAAACTGGCACGCCGGAAATAAGGGATACGACAGCTTGGTATCACTTTTTTACGACTTGGAATGCCGCCGATAATCAATTGTTTATTTATGTTAATGGGGGATTATATTATTCTGACACGGGCAGTCTATCAGCTTTAGCTAAATTAGGTCAAACTGGTCACACCACTTACATTGGTAAACGCAGTAACGCAAGTACATATATAAACGGATACTTAGCCGAAACAGTGTTTCTTGACGGATACATCGGTAACTTGAGTGATTTTGGTGAGACTGTTAATGAGGTTTGGGTCCCAAAGAACATCTCTACCGCCGGGCTGACCTATGGCACTAACGGATTTTATTTAGATTATGCTGATAGCAGTGATTTAGGAAAAGACGTTTCAGGACAGGGCAACCATTTTACATCAAATAATTTAGGGGCAGAGGACCAATTTCCTGACAGCCCGAATAACAACTGGCCGATAATGAACGAATTGAACAAACATAATGTTTCTCTACAAGAAGGAAATCTTCTCGTTAAAGCAAATAGCACTTTTGGCACTGCCGGCTCAACATTTTCGGTTTCATCCGGCAAATGGTATTTTGAAGCAAGAAACAACGGTGCTGGTGCGTCTAATTTTGAACGAATGATTGGCATTATGAAATCTGAGGCTGTTGTCAAGAATGCATCGTACAGTGATTCAAATAAATATGTTTGGTGGGCGCAGACAGGCAATCTTAGAAATAACTCAAATGTTTCTTATGGCGACACTTGGACTGCTGATGGTGACATTATAGGCATTGCGCTTGACTTAGATAACGGTGCAATGTGGTTTAGCAAAAACGGCACTTGGCAAGCATCTGCAACACAAAGCGAGATTGAAGCTGGCACAACAACAAACGCCGCATTCACTGGTTTGACTGACGAATATAATTTTATTATTTCTTCTAGTGATGTGGCTGGTGGTTCAACAAGTCCGTTGATGGACGCTAACTTTGGTCAAAACCCTTCGTTTAATGGCAATTTAACAGGTGGAAATATTGGTACTGAAACTGACGCCAATGGCGTTGCGACATTCAAATATACTGTACCATCAGGCTTCTTAGCCCTCTGTTCAGCCAACCTGCCAGAACCAGCCATCGGCCCGAACAGCGGGGACGGTGAACAGTCTGACGATTACTTTAATACGGTGCTGTATACTGGTGATGGCTCATCATCCAATGCAATCACTGGCGTTGGATTTCAACCCGACTGGACTTGGATTAAAACTAGAAATGGCACAGCATCTCATGCTTTATTTGACAGTGTGCGAGGCGCAGACAATGTGTTGCGTAGTAATGGTACAGACGCAGAAAATGCTTCTGCTATTTCAACAGCAAGTTTTGGTGGCTTAACATCATTTGATAGCGATGGCTTTACTGTTGACGATGGTTCAGATGGTACGTTTGATGCAACTAACGGCTCTGGTGACACTTATGTATCGTGGAACTGGAAAGCTGGCGGGGCAGCATCAACAATCGCCGTCGACACATATAGTTCTGGCGTTCCAAGTATAGCGTCGAGCGTTTCTGCGGCACCCGATGCTGGGTTCAGCATTGTGTCTTGGGTTGGCACAGGTGCTAACGCCACTATTGGTCACGGTTTGAGTGAAGCCCCTCAGCTTATTCTTGTAAAGAACAGAGATGATACTGCTGACTGGCCTGTTTACAATAAAACTATTGGTGCAGGAAATCGTTTGTATTTTAATTTAAGCACTAACTCTAGCGGCGGTGCTACTTTATTTAACAGTACAGACCCAACTAACCAAGTGTTTTCTGTAGGCACCTCAAATTTATCGAACGGAAGCACAGACGAAATGATAGCACTATGTTTCCATAGTGTTGAAGGCTATCAGAAGGTTGGGACCTATATTGGGACCGGTCTTGCTGAAGGACGTTATGTACATTGTGGTTTTACTCCAAAAGTTTTGATCGTGAAATCAACAGGCTCTCGTGACTGGATGATTTTTGACGATGAACGATACCCTGTCAATTTGGCTGCAAGCGCAACTCCGACATTGAAGCCAAACAGCCCTCTTGGTGAAGTTACTACAAGAGGGGCGATAGACTTTACGTCTGCCGGGTTTAAATTTAGATCTTCGAATGTCGAAACTAACGAAACAAATATACGTTATGTGTTCGTAGCCATCGGCTCTGCCCCACAAAAATACGCTCTCGCAAGATAGGAGATTACTATGGCATACAAATATAACGGTAAAGTCATCCGCGCTGGTCGCGCTTGGTCATCAGACGCGGGGCATCATCCCGCCAACTGGATGCTATTATCCGATGAAGTAAAAACCGAAATCGGTCTGGTGTATGAGGCCGACCCTGTTGTCGCAAGTTTTGACAGTCGTTTCTATTGGGCGGCTGGTGTTGAACGCGCTCTGGACGATGTGACAGAAACGGTGGACGGTGAAACAATCGTCACAAAGGGCTTAAAGAGCAACGCAATCGCGCAGGTCAAAGAGACTGCGGCTGGCTTGCTGGCACCCACCGATTGGATGGTTGTGCGCTCCGCTGAGAACGGCGCCGACATCGACGCCGACACATTGGCCTTTCGCGCCAACGTCAGAAAGGCGTCTAACGACATAGAAGCCGCCATCAGCGCTGTGACTACTCACGCGGCGTTTATGGAGCTGTATGACGCACCAGAGGACGGCAACGCACCCATCAACGACTGGCCGGATGCATAGATATGAACGAGGAAAACAAAGCCATTCTCGACGTTGCCGCTGGAACTGGAACGGTTGCGGCGTATATGTCGATGGTGCCTGACTTTGTTGCACTGTTCACTGGCGCCTATGTTTTGATTAGGATCTACGAAACCAAGACTGTCCAGAAAATCATCAAGCGTATCCAAGGCAATGTTTAAGGTTATCGTTTTAGCCTGTAGCGTCATAGTGCCAGAACAATGCTATGAGTATCACGACACGCGCGGCCCGTACAAAGACCGCGAGCGTTGCATATCCCGCGCGCATGAGATGGGCAACGCTATAGCTCAGATAAACAAGGGCGCCATCATGCCTCAAAAATACAGATGCAAACAACTGACGCCGGGGCGGCTGACCTAATGGTAGTCGCAGAGGCGCTGGCCGGGATTGCGCTGGTTAAGGCGGCGGTCGACGGCATCAAAAGCACAATCGGCACCGCTAAAGATATTTCGACCATTGCGTCTGACATCGACGCGCTGTTTCAAGGGTCGGACGAGGTTCAGAAGAAGGCGTCGAAAAAATCAGGCGTGAGGCTGGGTGATCAGTTTGGTGTTGATACGGTGGCAAAGGAGATCATTGACCAACGCCTTGCGGCAGAGGCGCTCAGGGAAGTTGCGGCGATGTGCGACCTGCGCTTCGGACACGGCACTTGGGCTTCAATACTTGCCGAACGGCAAAAGCGTATCCAAGAGCAGAGAGAGGCAGCGGCGAAGGCGCGAAAGGAAGCTCAGATTAAACACGATGAGATGATGGAAGGGCTAAAGGCTGCGCTGATTGTGTCCGGGGTCGTGGCTATGGCGATTGGGCTATTCGTTTTCTTTATGGTGTCGGTAGCCAGCGCGATCGGGATAGCGTGATAAGCCACACCGCCACCGGCCTGATGGGTGAGTACGTCGCGGCCTCGGCTGTGCTACAGTTTGGGTATCGCGTCTCGATGGCGCAGCAGGATAAAGTCGATCTGGTATGCTGGGGTGACGACAATGAATTTTATCGCGTACAAGTTAAGACTAGCCACTTGGTTAAGAATGAGAGGCGTCGCAGCCCGGTGTACCATTTCCAGCTTAGCAGTGGATGCAAGGTTAAACATTTACCATCTGAGGAAGACTATGACCTATTATGCCTTGTGGGCGCTGAACATCGGCGCACGTTGTGGTTGCCAATCTGGTCGGTGCGCCAATATACGAAGCGCGTGTCGGCCAAGCTATTTGATGAGGCTGAGGCGGAGCGTGCGTCATTTTTTAAGGCGATTGAAATTGTCAGGGAAATGAGACGATGAACAAAGACAGATTACGCGAAGAGCTGGCCGACGACGAGGGCTGCAAGTACGAGATTTACCTCGACCACCTCGGGCTGCCGACGTTTGGCATCGGCCACCTGATAGTAGAGGCCGACCCGGAACACGGTGAAGCAGTCGGCACGCCAGTGTCAGAAGAGCGCGTGCGAAAGGTGTTTGACCTCGACATACTTGTGACGATCGAGGACTGCCACCGACTGTACAGCGACTTCGACGAGCTGCCGGAAGAGGCGCAGCTCGTGATCGCCAACATGTGCTTTAACCTCGGGTATCCCCGGCTGTCCAAATTTAAGAACATGAAAGCCGCAGTCGACGCACGGAATTGGAACGAGGCCGCCGACCAGATGGTCGACAGCCGCTGGCACGATCAGGTCCCGAACCGGGCAAAGCGTTTAGTCGGCCGCATAAGGAATTTGGTCAATGGGTGAAGTCACAATGGAGCGCTTTTTGCGCTGGAAGATATTACCAAGGTTAATGATGGTCGCCTTTACGGTAATGGCTTGGAATGTGTGTGACTGGTTTATGTCGCTTGGAGCTGATGCGACGACACAGCAGACGGCTTTCGTCAGCACCATAGTCGGTGCCGCCACGGGGGCGTTTGCAGTTTGGATGGGACACGAAGCGAAATGATTACAGCACTGATACCGGCCGTTAGCGGCATCCTCGACAAGTTTATCCCCGACGCCGACACAAAGAATAAGCTGGCGCACGATCTCGCTACAATGGCCGAGAAACACGCTCAGGAGCTTGCTCTGGCGCAGATAGAGGTTCTCAAGGCAGATGCCAAGGGCAACTGGTTCCAAGCGAGCTGGCGCCCCCTCATAGGCTGGATATGCGGCCTGTCGCTGGGCATCAACTATATGGTGTCGCCTATTGCGGCTGGGTTTGGCGTCGCAATCCCGCAGGCTGACATGTCGGTGATGATGCCGCTGATGTTCGGCATGCTGGGTATTGGCGGCATGCGGTCATTCGACAAGGCAAAGAAGACCGACACAAAGTAAAACCCCCAGCCGAAGCCGGGGGTCAGGGAGAAGCTATTTATGCGGGCTTTTTTCTCTAATCTTGAGCATCATGCTCTTGCTCGTGGTTGGCCGGTTCGTCCGACCCAGCCGGTCAACCGGTGGCTTTGCGGCTGGTATGGCGAGCGCCTTTTTCAATTCGTTAATCGTCGGTACTTTCATTTTTTTCCCCTGTTCTGTAGCGCCGGTAATACCGGTCGCCGGTCTGCATGTCCTCGAACTTAACGCTGTAGCCGTCGTCCATCTCTTCGATGTGGCGCACCAGCACGCTGATCTGACGGCCTCGATCGTCGACCAGCCACGCCCACTGGCCGACGCTGAAAGGGACGGCGCTCACTGCGCCGCCTCGATCTTTGCTTTTGTTGGGCGCTTGAAAAACCCAAACTTCTGGTCGTCTTCGCTTGGCTCGATCGCCGCAGTGAATGACACGCGCTTGCCCTTCAGCTCTTTGCCGGTGATCCACTGACCGTCTTCATCTTCTGGCTCATGCAGTTTTGACGGGATTGAACCCCAGACCTTGAAGCCACTGTCGTCGCGCACCAGCATCTTCCACTGATCGCCAAATGAAGTCTCGCGGATGTCAGTCGAAATGATTGTGCCAGTTACCTGCACGCGGCCCTGCGGGCAGTCTGCGGCGGCTTCCCATTCGGCGGCGCGCTCGGCTTCACGCTTTTGAGCGCGCGCCATAACCTTACGCATTGCCGCCTCTTGGCCCTCAGTCAGCGTACCCCACTCCTCAAGAGCGTCGCGCATAGCGATAGAAAAATCGCTACCGTCACCGCCACAAGACACAAACGTGTCAAGCTCTTGGCGGCTCGCGTCCTCAGCCAGCCACTTGCGCTGACGGCCGACTCTGGCGTTGCGCTTGATGGCCGCGTCACGGCCACGTTCCCAAGCGTCGCGGTTTTCGATGTGCGTTGTATGTGTCATAACAAAATCTCCCTTAAATCAAGTAGGCCACCGCCTACCTATATTTGTTGATGAAACGCTCAAGCTGACGAGCATCACGCTGATAATCAGGGTCATCTTCGTTTGCATTGCAGATGACTAGGCGGTTGTCGGCTTCGTTCAAGATGTGAGCATTACTGTATTTTTCGTTGACCTCTGCCTTAACATTATCAGATGTGAGGATGCCATCCTCGACATCAATAACCCGAAACTGGTAAACAAGCCCATCACACTTAAAAGCGTCTTTAACGATTGGTCTTAACTTGGTCATATCAATTCTCCCTTTTTTAATTGATAACTCATTATATCAGGTTGATAGCATAACGCAAGCACTAATGATGCGACATTTTGTCGCACATAAAAAGAACCCCCGCCGAAGCGGGGGCAAGGTAGCGTCGGGAAGGGAGGAACACCCGACGCCAATTACAGTAGCCGAAAGCCGTGGGCGATGCCAGCGGTTTTTTCTGCGGCGCCTCGCTTGACCAGCGCGTTCATGTATCGCGCGCACTGCGTCATCGACTTGCCGGTCTTCTCGGACAGCTCGCGGATCGACGGGTAGTAGCCGTATTTGCGGTGGAACCGCGCTATCACCAGTCGGACGTGATGCTGCTTTGGGGTCAGTGTAACCTCAGTCATCACGCACCTCTTTTACCGTCAGAGTGTTCTGGCGCACCGTGCGTGCCGGCTTGCCCGGCGTGGCTGGCTTAGGCGGTTGTGCCTTAAACTGCCGCATCGGCCAGCGCACCGCGTATTTGGTGTTGCCGACGACGCCGGTCGCGGCCTCGTGGCTGCCCATAAACTCTTTGAGAGCCGCCTCAGCCTCGTCTATGTCGGCCTCGGCTGCCTTCTTAGCATCCTTGGCGTTGACGAGCTGTGCGAGCCACTCAGCCTCGGTGGCCGGCAACTCCAGCGGCTCGGCGCCGTCGTCCACTCGCGGGTATGCGGTGTTGCCGTCAGACGACGACAGAACCGGATACCACTCGATGTCAAACTTGCGGCGCTCAAAATCCTCAACGGCGTCGATTATCTTTGCCTGCACTGCCGCGTCGGCCTGATATAAGAAGATGCGTAGCTCTACACCGCCGTAGAGTACGCACA